GATTGGGCCGGTAGGGTTTCAGCACCGGAATTTCGAGACATGATCATTGACACTTACAAGAAATTCCACCCCTACCGGTTCGGCCTCGAAGCAAACGGGATGCAGGTACTCTTCGGTGCCCTGGTCCGCGAGAAAGCAGAAAAGGAAATAACAGGGGATGTAACCTTCATCCCCATTTACCAACCGAAGAATGTAAAGAAGCCCTACCGGATACGGACCGGCTTGCAACCCGTCATAGCGGACAGGAGACTCTTCATACTTGACAAAACCGGCGAATTAGCCCAAGAAATAAGAGGTTTCCCGACCAATGCCACGATGGACCTTGTGGATGCTTTGGAGACTATGATAAGAATGGCACCGAAGAATCCTGACGGGGAGCACCCGATAGATGCCGAGGTCAAAGCTTACGCAAAATACCTCCGGCAATCAGGTATGCCAGCGTACCAGATCCAGGAAAGGGTTGCTGAGTACGAGAAACAACTACGTTTTCAGGTAAATTAGACTCATACGAAGGAAGGAACGAAACATGAAAGGTATTCCAGAGAGAAACAGTTGGAATGGTGGAAAAGGTGGGACTGTACGTCACAAGAAAAACGGCCCCGCTACAGGGCGCAGTCGCTCAAATAAATCCAGCGGTCCCGGTCGTATCACCGGCAAGCGTTAATCAGGTGGGGTCCTTAGTGACCCCCCATCCCTTGGAGGATAGATATGGCTAACAAAACCGGACATTTACACTGGGCTATTGATACAATCCCGGTGGATGCAAGTAGCGCTGCAATACCACTCGCTACCGACAAGCTGCGGGTACAAAAACTCACTTATGTCCCAACGTCTTCATCCGCGAACATCACGTTGCAGACATACAACCACGTCGAGAAAGCCTGGGAGGATTGTTGGAATGAAACCGCCGGTGGAAAAGCGACCCTGTTTATGGACTTTGGTTCCCAGGGTCATGACTTCCACGGGCTCAAACTAACCAACATGGGTGTAGCATCCGCTTCCACTACAGGGGTCTTGTATGTCTATTTCAAGTAAAATCAAGCGCTTCGCATTCTCATTCTTGATTTTCCTCTTCGGTTGCAAGCTCCTCTACGGCGGTCAGGTCCTGGTCTACCAGGGTTCAGGCGGTGCGGGTCCGGCGAATGCCGAGTACGGCTACACGACCATCGGAGGTACTTCAATCTCCCGGCCCAACTACCGAAGGATTGAAATCATACCGGATGATGACATAGACGTGACCTACGGGTACTTCTACGGCTATGATGACAACAGCGACGGCTATGAGGAAATGCAACTCGGCATTTACAATGCCGCCGGAGCATTACAGGGTTCCTGTTCAAGCTTAGTAACCATAAACTCCGGTACCCCGCAATGGTGGGAATTCACTTGGGAGACTCCGGTATCCCTGACAGGGTCAACGACCTACTACTTGCAATACCACACCACTACACTGGGGTATGTGACTTACTACTATGACGAAACAGGCTCAGGCAACCGCTACGGTCAGGCATCCTGTGGTACAATGTACACAAATAGCTCATCGAGAAGAAACACCATGTCAATAGCGAACTACCAAGCGCACTAAGAAAGGAACACCATGAAAGACAGACTCAACCTTTTCATAGCAGCAGTGGCCATTGCCACCATTATGATAGCAGTCATCTCAAATGCAGCGGAGATCACCCTTGAGTGGGACTTGCCACAGTCGCCTGCGGAAGGCCAGTACTGGACAGAAGGGTATCTCTTCTATGCCCACGAGGATGGCGAGGAATATGACTATGACAACTACATCAACTGGGGTTGGAAGGGTCAATTCTGCGATGATGTATCCTGTAAATTCACACTCCCCGGTGACTTCACAGAGAAAATCTACATCACGGCCAAGGCTTTCAACAGCCAAGAGAGTGACGACAAAGCTAACTGGGTCCTGAGTGAGCCATCCAATGAGGTGGTCTTCAATCCACTCGACACCAATGAAACGGATGACGACGGGGACGGCATGTCTGAGCACCAGGGGGATTGCAATGACGGCGACGACACCATTTACCTCGGCGCACCTGAGATCTGCGGCGACGGCATTGACCAGGATTGTGACGGCAGTGACCTTGCTTGCGCGAACACGGTACCAACGGTAGCAATTCAACTAAAAGCCGCTGAAGGATCTTACATTTACGACGGCACCAAGTGGTACCGGATAACCACAAACGGCTTCATTGAGGAAGACCCAAATGAATAAATCAGCCCTGATAAGGTTGCTCCTGATCATGGCCTTGATCCTACTCGCCATAGCTGCGGCAGCGAGGGCCGACCAGTATCCCTTCGGAGTCATAATAGAGGAGCTCGACACCAACCCGAGGAGCTACGTCACGACCATTAAAGTCTCAAATGATGCCCTTTCCATCTCAGGCACTGAGGCTACATTGTCAATCGGTGGGGGTGTACCGGAGGTACAGGACGAGGCATTCACATCGGGTAACTTCAATGCAGACACAAGCCACGCTGTGAGTCAGGATGACTTCTATGACCGAATCCACCTATTCGATGCAGATGATGATGGAGACTTCACCGATGAGGCATGGTTCCCTGCTGCAGTTGTGGATGATGAGGCATTCACGGCAGGGAACTTTGACGGTGACACCACAATAGGCACAAGTCAGGATGATTTCTACGACAGGTTCCACCTCTTTGACACCGACGATGATGGCTCCTTCGCAGACGAGGCATGGCTCACCACCTACCTCACCCCGACAGAACTGACCAGTACCCTTGGGACAGCCTACGACACTGAGGCAGAACTGGATGCTCTCTTCGGAGGCAAAGAGGATGCCGACAGCAACGACTTTGATCCTGACCGGCTCGCAGGGGACACGGTGGATGACAACACCATTGATGCTGCAATCCTGCCGGATCTATCCGGTACTTATGAGTCTGCCTCCAGCAATGACATTGACCCGGACAGACTTGCAGGTGATACCTCCGATGACAACCTTGTGGACGATGCCATCATAGCCAGCACAATTGCCCGTGATAGTGAGTTGGTTGGGGCGAACGAAACATACGGCTCCGGGTGGAATGCGGACACCAGTTTACCGGAGAAGGATGACATTTATGATTATCTCCACCAGATCGACAGTGACGATGACGGGGTCCTCACCGATGAGTCCTACTGGCCCGCCACACTGCCGACTTTCTCCATTGTGGTTCGTGATCCGTCTGATTCGGATTCGTTCCTTTTTGCAAAACTCCCCGCTGGCCTCACGATAACTGATATTCATTGCATCGTAGACCCAACCGACTCCTCGGAGAGTGTAGTGATTGATGTCAGGGAATGCAACGGTACCGGGGATAGCTGCACGACATTGGATGCCACAATAACCTGTGACAATGATGGGGCTGAGGATGACGGTTCATTGACAAACGGTGCCGTAGATGCAGGAGATTGGCTTCTCCTTGATATCGGTACAGTAACAGGGACTGTGACTGACTTAACAGTGACAATTTACTAAGCGAGGAAGCAGGAGGACATGGCTAAATTCTACGACAAACACAAAGTAGCTCAAAACCTAAAGCTCGAAGACGAGCACACCGAGAGTGCCTTTGCATCTTGGATCGACTCAATGTTGAATGATGCAAAGTCCGGGTGCTACGCCCTCCACGAGAGTTGGAAGAGACAGCTTGCCATGTATGAAGGTGTTCCGAAGAAAGTAACCCGTGATGTCCCCATTGAAAATGCTCCGAATATCGAAGTAACAATAGGTGCCATTGCGGCAGACACTATAAATGCGCAAGCCATTGACTTAATCGAAGGTACCAAGCCCTTCGCCACGGTACGACCAAAACCGAAGGACAAGGATGCCAAGGAAATAGTAAACGCGGCAGCGGGATTGCAAACATTCGTGAACCATCTATCCGTACTCCCCGACGTTGACTACCTACCAGCGCTCGAAACATCCATCATGGATGACATTCAACTCGGAACCGGCATGCTCTATGTCCCTTGGGTGGAAAACGTACTGAAAACAAAGACCGCCAGGATTCTATCCCGAGGCCCAAGGGTCCGAAGCATCGCACCTGAGGACATCATCGTACCACCTGGAGTACGAGGCCAAATAGACGACATGTCAATATTCGGATTCCAATTCTACTACACACAGCAGGAATTGAACCGGCTGGCTAAAATGAACAGGGTGAATATCGAAGGTTTCCAACCGATGGGATACAGGAACACAGTACGAGATCGCAGGGAGCAACTCGGAAGACACCCGGAAGGCACAATGACAAGAGGGGAAATATATGACGTACAACTACTCTTCATCTACTATGACATCGACGGGGATGGTTTCGAAGAGGACCTCATGGTTATTTATAACCACTCCGGGGCATCCATTGGACTCTGCACATACAACCCCATGGACCGACGACCGGCGACCCACATGGTCTACCAACTACGCCCGCACATGTTCTTCGGGCTCGGAGTCTTAGGAATGCTCGACCCCTTCGAGGAAAAGCTCTCCGACCTCCACAACTATGCCACACTAAACACGATCCTGGCAAATAGCCGGGTATGGGTCGGTGACGCCTCTGCCCCCAGTAAGCTAAAAATCTGGCCGGGCCGGGTAATCACGAAGCTTGCCGACGCGCAAAAGTCCCTACAAGCCCTCACCATGGCTGACGTTTACAGTTCAATCTACCAGGATCAAATGGCAGTCATGCAATTTGCAAACAACCGGGTCGGCCTGAATGACGTAGTATCCCCAGGCAACGTACCGAATCGCACACCGGCTCACACCACAATGAGTATGCTCCAGCAAGTGAACCGACGTTTCACCCCGGCATTCAACAGCATGAGAAACTGCGCGGCATCCGCTTTGACTCAGTGCCTCTACCGGTACCAGGAAAGAATCATGGCCGGTGACGACCACGCCATTGCGGACATCTACAAGGTACTTGGCTATGACAGTGGCTCCCTGGTCCTTGACATTCTCCAGAACGAAGACTTCGGGGAGTTCGTGGACGTGGAACTCACGGCAGCTTCAGCCTCAACGAACCGGGAAGCTGACCAGCAAAACAGCGTCATGCTTACGAACCTACTTGGCCAGTACTACCAACGAACCCTTGAACTCGCAGCACTCTCAGCAAACCCACAAACCCCACCTCAGGTTCGGGAAGTAGCGATAAAGATCGCTGAGGCGGCAGGGATCGCAATAGAAAGAACCATGCGGACATTCGATCAAGTTCGAGATCCGCAAACGTTCGTGATCGACGTTGAGAACGAACTAAAACAACTCGGGCAAGATGTACCTGTGGCTCAGGAAGTCCTCATGCAACTCGTGGGTGGCCTTGCGCAACAGGGAATGGAACAACCAGAATTACCGGAAAGGACAATGGGCTAATGAGAATATGGATGGAGAAAATCAGGAACGACCCCGCAGCACGCGGTGATTTTGAAGATTGGATAATGGACCAAACTCAGAGTCTAAACGATCTTCTACACAAAGCCGTTCTACAGGGTAAATTAGATGAAGCCAGAAATTTCGCTTGTGAACTTATCGTATACAAACACATCTACGACAAGTTCCAGATTGAAGAGGAAAACAAACGGGCTGAAGAAGAAAGGAGATTATCTAATGGGTAACGAATTCAAACCAAATGTGGATGGAAGCCAAAGAGACGCGGGTACGACGGACGTAACCCCGCCTAAAGACCCACCAAGAAGTGAAAATGCCGTCACGGTCACCAGGGAGGAATGGGATGCCATGAGAGCCAGGCTTGATTCCTTCGAGCAGGATCGCTTCAACATGAACTACCAGCAACCACAGCCACCCCCTCAACCGACGGGTCCCAGTTTAAGCGACCAACTGAAGACCTTCGAGGATGACATTGACAAGTTAGACGATGCCATCAGTGAGTCAATCGTTGAAGGCAAACCTGTCAAGGACCTGATGAAGAAACGTTCCAAGCTCGAAGCTCAACGCCTACGCCTCCAGATCCAGAAGGAGGACCTTGCACCCCTGCAAGAAATCGGCCTATCAGCCATTGATCAACTATCCGACAGGGTCACAAGGGCCGACATGCCTTACTATGATGTCGTGAAGAAGGACCTCGACAAACACCTCGCAGGTTTAAGCCGGGAACAGCGTGCAAATCCTGAAGTGCGAGCCATGGCGTACCAACTCGCCGTAGGCAACAACTTCCAAAAAATATTCGACGCTGAAATGGAGAAACGCCTACGTGAACAAGCTGCCAAGGCACCGGATGCAAACCTTGCCTCACGCACCCAAAAGACCACCTTTGAGAATGAGGAAGTCCCTGAATTCTCTGCCGTCATGAGTAAAGAAACACAACTGGCGCTCAGAGACAGCCACATGACCCCGGATGAGTATTACAGGAAATGGGGTTACAAGGATGGTTGGGCCGAGTTCTGGTATAAACACAAAGACTTTATGTAATAGGCAGTTTGCAAAAAGCCAAAATTTAGTATATCAATCTTTTAGGAAGGAATAACCATGGGCGCTAAAAAAGTACCAATGACTCAAGAGGAACTATCCAAGGCTGTTGCTGAAGGGAAAATTCAACCCGACTTGCCACCCCCTGGACATGAACGTAAAGAGGTCCTCGCAAAACGCAAGGATAAGTTGGAGCAGCAGGCCGAGGAATTTGCAAACGATACAAGAACCTACGCCATTGACCCATCGAAGCTGGAAGAGGAAAGGGAGATCCAAAGGGAACTCCGCAGGAAACGGAAACGCCAAAGCTTCTTCCACATCGAGATCCCCGGTTACGTCGTCCGGTACGTGGACTATGTACACAACGAAGGCGGCGCAGCTTGGACGGCGAAACTGAATGGTTGGATACCTGTCACCCGAGAAATGCTCCCGCCTGAGCAACATTTCATGTGTCGGGCCGCTGATGGTACTGTACGAGTGGCTGACGTCATGGCTTTCTGTATCCCCGAGGTGATTTACCAGGATATCTTAGAGGAAGAGGAAGAAGATAGGTTGAAAAAGGAATACGGACTTGAATCGGAGGTTTACCGGCTCGCTGATAAACACGAAGGCAAGTTTAAATTCCACTCCAACCTATCCGGTGAAAACCAATTCATTGACGATGTCGCAGGGAAGTTCGGAAAGGGTCCGAGGAGCCGTGCCGCCAGTAAAATGGCTTTGAAACACATCGGCAATAAAATGAAAGACGGATACGTACCAGGTATCCCAAATAGATAACAGGGCAAAAGGAGACATACTATGTGGAGAAAACTTTGGTTCAACGACAAGGTGGAAGGTGCAATAAGACAAATCTTAGCTTCCGGTTCAGCTTACATTGATCATGACACCGGATTAATCAAGCCGAGCAAAAGGCAAATGTCCTTTGACGGAAATTGGTTATTCTCAGGCTACACCACCTCACTACGTGACTGCTACCTCTGGCACCAAATCATGTTCAACCACTTCAACATCGTGCCGGAGTTCTGTCACCAGAGATGCTATAAGGTCGTTGTGAAGGTAAGGAACTTCCTTGAAGCCATGCAATTTTACGGCTTAATGCACTCCTCAGGCTGTCTACGGGCCGAATGTTGCCCAATCCATGGTAAGGTGGGTATGGATGAGAGATCGTATAGTGACGCCCCTTTCAATGGCTTTGTGTATTGTGATGGTCTTATGCAGGGACTTGAAAAGTATGACATCATACGGGAAATGATCGACAAGCATATGCCTGATGGGTCGAACATCCCGGTGATACTGAAACGGAGCTGCACGGAGTTCGAACGAGCCTACGGACCCACGAACAACAAGTTTTGGGCAGAAATGCCGCAGGAACACCTTGAACTCCAACACAGGCTTGAAGATATCTTTGACGGTGTTTGGTCAAGTTCTGTTCAACCGGATTGGCTAAAGAACAAAATAATTTACAAACTCGCAAGGTGGGCTAATGCCCATGGCGATAAATCATGGATTGACTATTTCGGCAGTGGTGACTTCATGACAATGAAAGCGGTGACATATCACCATCTTGCCGAATCTTACAGCCCTAAAATAGAAGGAGATAAAGAAAATGGCTCAAGCTAAAATTAGAATCTTCCCCGGAACGAGAGCCGGGCATCACAGTGCGCCTACTACCACCGCGCCACAGGCTTCAGCAGCTACCTTTCGGCAAGGTGCTCCGGTTAAGTTTACATCCGGTAACGTTGCTGCGGTTTCAACTGTGAACAGTGGTGCATCCAGTGCGGTTCAATTCGTCAAAACTTCAAGCACTGCTACCATAATCGGCATCGCGGCTGGTAATGCCAAGGTATCCAGTACCGGTGACATTGTGGTCAACCGCATCGCTGAGGGTGTAGCCTTTGTCGGTAACTTGGTACATCCTACTGCCTCCTCTGCTGTAGCCACAGCCGCTAATATTGGAGCAACAGCTTACCTTGCTCGCATTGTTGCTTCCGTTTCAGCCTCCAGTGCTGCGGCAGTCGGTAATAATTGGGGATTTACCACCTACACGACTTCGGTATCGTCCACCTCAGCCTTGGTCCGAGGTAAAATCACCCGGCTACACGATCCCGCCAGTACTGTAAACGGGAGAGTTGAAGTTGAAATCACCAACGGCGGGCTGTTCCGAGAGGATGCTTAATTAAAGCCCAAATAGGATAAGGAGTAAAAAGAAATGCCACAGACAAGAGCCTCAATTACTGAATTACTTGCACCCGGATTGAGAAAAGTACACATGGAGAGAGGCGACCGCTATCCCCGTGAGTATGAACTTATTTTTAACGTTCAGGGAATGGAGTGGAACCCGGTTACTGACCAACAGGTATCCGGTCTTGGAACCATGCCTGCTAAATCTGAAGGTGCCCAGTTCACCACTGATGAAGTCATCATGGGTGGGACGAAGACCTACACCGCGCAATCTTGGGGTATGGCGGTCGAGATCACCTACGAAGCTTGGAAGGATGAGCTCTATGGTGTTTTCGAGGAAATGGTGGCGTGCATTGCCGACGCTGGCCGGAACCGCGAGGAAGTCTCTGCCTTCAATGCCCTCAACAATGCCTTCAGTACCAGTTACACCGGTTTCACCTCAGGTGAGGCACTATGCTCCACCAGCCACACCGCCTTGAATGGTGACACCTGGGCGAACCGGCCCTCAGTGGACATCGGCCTTTCCATCACCGGTATCCAGGCTGGCATGAAATCATTCCAAGACATGACTGACGAGCGTGGTTTACCCCTGCGCTTGAAACCCTCCATGCTTTTGGTAACTTCAGATGACATGTACACTGCAAGAGAGATCCTTGGTTCACCACAGAAACCCTACACCTTTGACAATGAACTCAATGCCTTGATCAAAGACGACCTGTGGTACATGGTCGGCCACTACATCAACACCAGTACCTACTGGTACATGCTCGCCGCCAAAGGATCACATGACCTTAACTTTTTCTTCAAGGAACGTCCCTCGTCCCACATGTTCGACGATCCTTGGACCCTTAATGCCGTCTTTGCCGCCTTCCAGCGCCATACCATTGGTGCTTGGGGTTCTCCACGTGGCACTTTCGGCTCAACCGGATAATCTTACCGAACCGCATAGGAGGGTAATAATATGAGTTCCAGATTAAGAGAAATTGCATCTTCGGCCCTTGGCCGCTTTGGTATCCCGGGTATTGCAGAAGTTCATGTGTGCGCCGACTCCGATGGTGGCGCACCTTACCAGTACTGGAAGGATCTTTGCCACGGGAATGCCAATAACTTCCACACCGACATCGAGACGGCCCTTGCCCTTTGTACCTCCGGCAGAAACGATGTCGTGTTGCTCACACCCGACAATCACACCCAAGGGGATTCCATTACTTGGGACAAGAACATGACTCACCTGGTAGGCATGTTCCCGCCTGCTATGATGAATCAGCGCTCCAGAATCACCCACAATGCGAACTTCACTCCGATGATTGACGTTACCGGGTATGGAAACCTGATTGCTAATGTGTACTTCGCCTACGGTCGCGGGAATGCCGCCAACCTTACATGCTTGCAGGTATCGGGTGACAGAAATAGTTTCATTAACTGTCACTTCCTGCCGGGCAATGCCACTGAGCTTGATCAGGCCAATTTTGACTTGGTCCGGCTGAACTGCGGTGAAGTGTACTTCAAGGACTGTACCTTCGGTGGTGACACTGTGGCCTGGACCAACGGCGACATGATCCGGCTCTATGGTGCCTCTGACCGATCTTGCCGACCGATCTTTGAAAATTGCCTTTTCATTATGAAAGGTGACAACAACCAGACCAATTTCATTGAGACGGTTGCAGGTAACGGTTCTGCCCTTGGGGTCTTCCGTAATTGCCAATTTGTCAACATTGGTACCACACAAACCCTCGGCATTGACGGCGCTGGTTTAGGGAACTTCAAGTTGTATTTTGATTCTAATTGTTGTTTCTATGGTTGCTCTGACGTTGTAGCTGCAGCTTATGAAGGTAACGTCATTTGGGGTTGGACCTACGGTGGTGCGGCGGTAAATACGTTACTTGGCAGTACCTACGATTACGCTTCATAAGGAGGTCCCAAATGAAGGAGACACACGAACCAACGAAAAGGCCGGGCGCAAAACCCGGCCCTCACATCGACCCGGAGGATAGGAAAATCGACTTAGCAACGTGCCCGGTACAGGAACTTGCAAGAAGGCTTAAAAAGGGTACCCTCCAGATCGACGAAATTCCCTTCAACCGCAGGGCGCAAGTTAAGGCATTCAAGAAGAAGGAGAAGAAGCCCCCGAACTTGGCTCAGGAAAAGGTTCTAACCCTGGAAAAGTTAGTCAAAGACCGGGAAAAACAGGTGGGAGAGATCCCCTTGCAGAAGCGCATCCAAATGCTCCGCAAGATGGAACTCGAAGAACAACGCAGAAAATACTTAGAAGAACATCCCGATTAGGAGGTACCATGGCAAAGCAAAAACCACCGACACCTTTTGAAATGGCTAAAGCCGCCCATGAAGGAAAGATAGATCCGAAGGAACTACGCGGGGCGGCTCGCTATGTCTACGAAACCCAACCAAAAGAAGCCATCGAGCGTTACATCTCACGCCCTGCCGATGTTCCAATGAGAAAGGGATTGGCACCGGGCAAGCGAATCCGTCGCGCTCGATCTCATTAGGAGGAAAGATGCCACTTACGAAAAAAGGCAAGAAGATCAAAAAGGCGATGAAGAAGACTTACGGTGAAAAGAAAGGTGAGGAGGTCTTTTATGCGTCAATCAATAAAGGGAAGGTCAAAGGTGCTCACAAGAAAAAACAGGGCGGTAGGAAAAGAATGAAGAAGGGAGGAAAGTGATGCCGTGTGGGAAGGGAAAGGGGAAAGGGGAAAGGGAAGATTCCTCCTCAATATAAGTCGAACAGGAAAAAGAAGAAGAAGGGAAAATAAATGAAAGTTTACATTGGAGTTAAAATTATTGAAGCTGAACCCAGGGAAAAAGACGGCCTGGAAGGATACAAGGTTAAGTATCCTGATGGATATGAAAGCTGGTCACCGAAGGAACAATTCGAACGGGCCTACTATCCCATGGGTGAAGATCCATCCAAAATTACGGAGTCAATGGTCAAAGGGTTCATAAAGTTTTTTGAGTCCAGGCAGCTTGACGAGAAAACAACCATGGTGAAAGGTGAGTTGCTTACCGGATTTACACAATATGAGGTTTCATCGTGTGTTGATCCGAAAAACTATGATACTGACATAGGCGCTGATATCTGTGCGGGCCGGATTAAGGACACGGTTTGGAAGTGTCTCGGGTTTGTTCTTCAATGGGGTCGATTTGGATTGAAAGGGTAAATCATGGCTACTGTCGAGGAAGTTGTAAAAAGCATAGCAGCATTATCCCCCACAAAAATCAAACAATTATCCATAGCCCACTGGTTAAATGACCGGTACCGCGAACTCGTCTCAAAAGCCCAATTCGAGCACCTTAGAAAGACAGGTGAGTTAGTCTTGGAAGCCTCAGTAACGGACGGTACCGTAAGTGTAACACGAGGTGGCACCGCTGTGACCGGCACCGATACCACATGGGCTACATCCCCGACAGTTGCAACCCATGAACATTGGTACTTCAGGACCCGGACAGCTTGGTACAGAATAGCCTCAGTGACCAATGACACCACACTCACACTTGCTACAGCCTTCTCCGAGGATACCGTTTCGGACGGCTCCTATCAAATTGTCAAACGTACACATGCTCTGGCATCCGACGCCAGGTGGCTTGGAACCTTCGTCTTCCCCCGGCTCCGGTACAAGATCCCAACCGTATCGGCAGCAGAGATAGACATCGAGGACCCAGGCCGTTTGCTAGCAGAAGGATCACCCCTCAAGGTAGCACAAGTCGGAGTTGATGCCTCGAATTTAATCAAAGTTGAGATCTACCCGCCACCGAAGGAAACAGAGCTTGTGCGTTATTCATATTGGTCCCTTCCGACAGACTTGGAAATAGTGAGCGACATTCCCCCTCAAATTGACCAACACGTCTTGAAGGAAGGGGCCTTAATTGATTTCTACCGATCCTGTAAATTGAAACATGCCGAGACTGGGAACGTAGAACTGGCAGCTTTTTACAGCAACGAAGAACGAAAACAAGCCACCTCATGGAAAGGCTTCATTCAGGATGCCATCAGGACCAACAACGCCACAGACGAAATGACCCTCCTTATTGAAGGTTTCGGTGGGAACAGAGTCGGAGGCGACATCAGAACCGCCCGTGATCACGTCCTTGCTGGTTGGGCAAGGTAGGAGAGGATACTATGTCAAGACTCGTATCGGATACAGTGGATATACTCTTAGCAAGAACAAGACAATCAGGCGGTATTGCTGTTGACCCTGACTTTGCAACTGAGGTACTTGGAATCTGCCAGCAAATAGTAAACACCTCACTGCAAAGAATCCTTGTTGCGACCTCATTCGCCACAACCGGAGGTCAACAACTATACGCCTTCTCCGATGTAGACACAGACCTGATTGACATTGTATCCATAGAAGAGGGAAACCGGGAACTCCACCAGGCGGTTACCCTGGAGGATCTCTCAGCCTACGACAGTACCTTCTTTACCACAACCGGAGCCTCAGCCTTCATTGGTTGGGCTCAAATGGGCCGTGACTATTTCATCCTCTACCCGGCTAAGACCGCTGCATCCTCAGTCACAGTCACATATGTCCAAGCAACCACGATATACACAGACTACAGCGCCTTAACCACCGAGGTTATGGAACTTAACGATGAAGATGTGGAGATGGTCTTGAAGTTGGCCGAAGCAACCCTCCTCATTCGAGCAAGAACTGTGGAGCCATTGAGGAACACGATAAAATCCTTTATTGATCTCTTGGAGGCCGCGAAAGATGCCAAAAACTAAAGCCCAAATACTGACACTTGGTTCCGGCCTTGGTCTTGACCTGGAAGATGACACCACTTCAAGCAGATTCTTTGACGATGTAGTGGAGTACCTTGCCTTGCTTTCAAAGCCTCCTTTCATTAAATCAACAACCGTAAGCCTCTCAGATGGAACCGCGACATACAGCTATGAGGCTGATATGCTTCGTCTTATGGATGCCATTCTCAGGGGTAACTTACTTTCCAAGACAGACGAAACCGACTTGGCAGCATACGCAAACGAATGGCAAGGTGACTCAAAAGCTGAACCAAGAGCCTATTTTGAAGACTGGCTCGCCCGGCAGTATAGTCTCTATCCTACCCCTAATTTCGACTCCGGTGATACCCTTCGGATCTTTTATGCTGAGGATCGAGCGACTAATATCCAAGACTTTTATGCCTTGCCCATTGCCTTGTTGGTTGCAGCAAGGGAATTCTCGTACAACTCATCTCACCAGGACGTGAACATTGCAGACCAATGTCAACGACTTGGTGAGTTTATATTGGAGGTATTAGGGCATGAAAGACAGAGGAACACTAACCGTAGGCCAACCGATCAGAAGCAGTTTGGGTCAGGATGATATTCAATCATTAAAGGCCGACCTAAACCTTTTAGTCTCCGACTTAAATAAACGCTTGAAGGAAATAGAGCTTGCTCTGAAAGATACCTATGTTTTCTACGAACGGTATCTTGAAGAACCTGATTTTTCTTTGGATAAAGGTAATTTAACCACAACTGCCGGTGAGCTCAGGGAACTTGACCTCTCTGCTTTATTCGTCAACGACAGACCAAAAATGGTGAAACTCCGCGTGGAGCTCCGAGGTAACACCAGCAACCTACACTTGGATATCTACCCTTACGACTATCCCGAGGAAGCCAAAAGACGGTACGTCAACACGACAGGCTCCTTAATCACAACGATGTCTGAGTTTGACATCCCTCTCACGTCAGAGAAAAAACTTTACTATAAGCTCCTCCCAGGTACTTATTATACTTGCAATATCAATTTGTTAGGATGGTGGGAATAATGGCCGTTTTAAAGATAGAAGATTTCTCAGGTGGTCTATGGCTCGCAGCTTCCGAGGACGATCCCCCGGATAATTGCTGCTCCCGGTTCAGGGGTGTGGATAAGAGTTCTCGGAAAGCTGCCAAGTCAAGGGAAGGTAGCGACGTTCTTGAGGCATCACATGACGCAGATGGCATTGCCTACTTTAATGGTCACTGGTACACGTCCATCAACGGTCAACTTTACCGAGACTTCACAACTCTTGGAGCCAGCGGTTTAAGTTCCTCAAGCTACAGGATGAGTTTTGCTGTGGCGAATCCGTCTCCCGGTAATTACGTCTCCTGGCTCTATTGCTGCAACGGAGGTACACAAGCCTTCGCCGTGAATACTTCATCAATTAGGAAGTGGGGGATTGATAAACCTGGTACGGCTGGTTCCGTCTCTGCTGCTGGTACTGGTACTTACATGGACGCCAGTACCGCTTACGGTTACTGCTATACATACTACAACGCTTCAACAGCCTGTGAGAGTAACCCATCGACGGCTACCTGGGGTTCTTCAACGGCTGGTGGAGCCTGTACTTTTAGCGGCATGGCCTCTTCCAGTGACGGCCAAGTGACACATAAAAAAATATACCGGACAACGGGCGGCGGTTCCACTTTCTATTACCACTCCACGATAAGCGATGCGACCAACACCCTGGACGACCAAAAAGGTGACGCAAGCCTCTCCAATATCATCGTGAATGAAAACAATGCCGACCCAGGTTTATCCTTTAGGCAATGTTGCTACTTCAAAACCACAATGTTTTGGTTATACTTTGATAGTGGTAGAATCTACTATTCCCGTCCCAGTTACCCGGAGAGTGTTGAAGGTTTCATTACTTTAGGCTCTTACCAGCACGATGGACCTCAAAAGCTGGTCGCCTTCGGTGGGGATCTGTACTGCATTTGCCGTTATAGTGTCTATCAAATCTACGGTGACAACCCTTGGCAATCCAGATACCTTGGAGGTATCATGGGAACAAAAGACCCTGAGTCTGTAGTAGCTACCCCACAGGGTATCTTTT